AAGCGCATCGTGACTGACGGAATGTAAAGGATCACGTTTGCTAGATCAAGGCTTGGTGCGTTGATCTTGACGTACTGCCCTGGTAGCCATGCCTTAATAAGAGCGTATGGTGTTGCGGCCGCAACAGCGTAACCCTGGCTGTAACCGTATGACCAGTCAGGGTTTGATGTCTGGCTGAGGCTTGCTCCGCCAACGGTGAATGAAACGGTACGCACCGGCTTGCCGCGCGTGACCATCGTTGCGCGCGCAAGCGAGCCAATCGTTGCACCACGATCACTGAGGTTCTTGACCTTTGGAGCGCTGAAGACCTCATGTGGAAGTGGACCATTGCGCGATGCCTGACCTGCACCGTTGCGGCTGTAGGTTCCTGTGTAGGTGCGGAAGTACGGATCGTTGGTTGGTGCTGTTGGGTAGGTCTGGTTGTTGTCATATCGAGCGACCGTATCCGCAGCCTGAACAAAGATGCCCTTGACGATGGCAGCATGATCAAGATTGACCGAGAGGTCGCGTGCCAGAATCCGCGTTGGCGTAGTCGTACTGCCAGTCTGCACGTTGGCAGGATCGGTCACGATCTCTGCCGGTGCCGTTGCATACGTCGGAGCCACGGTCTTCGGTCCATAGTTGAGCCGACCATCTCCATCAATCCAGTAGCGGTATTGAACCTCTGCCACTCCGCCTGCTGCCTCCGCAATCTGATCAAGCGCGCTCTGGAGCGTCGTCGCCTTGAATGTCTGCTTGCCGATTGTCTGAGCTGAGCCAGTGAAGATGGCACGTGGAGCAAGACCAGTCGAGCTTGTGTTAAGGATCTGCCGTGTCGTAGAGTCATTGACCTGCGCATCAATCTTTGCGAGTAGTGCTGTGACGTGTGCCTGATCGGTCGATGCCACTCCACCCTGTGTGAATGAGTCCATAGATGACTTGACGTTGATGGCAGTCTTAGGGTTGCGGACGATGGTCTTCTGAAGCCATCCGTCAGCATCCTCAACGCTGACCGTTGCGCGCGTGCCAATGCCGTTCTCTAGGAGCTGCGCATCAATGCCACTGATATAGCCAAGGAAGAGTGGAGTGGTAGCGCTATACCGGCTGTCAAAGAACTGCACGCGCGCATTGTCGTAGACAGCGCCTGAACGCCACCATGGCGATGTGCCGCTTGGCGTCTTTGGTTCAATCACATCAAACGACATAGAGCCACCACCACCATCTCCAGAGAGCGTTAGCGACAGGCTTCCAAGATCAACGTATGGCGTAGTCGTTGAGGCTGGAGCAGGGAAGGTGAGGAGGTCTCCGCCGGTACCTGCGCCAGTTACGCCAGCGACGATCAGCGTAAACGGATTCGCCATTAGGGATTACGACCCTGACGCTTGATGCGCGAAATTGAATCACTGACTACGGTGTCAACTTTAGCGGTACCGAGATAGATCGTATTAGTCATCGTTCCATATGAGGTTCCAACATTACCGTTGGCATATGTCGGAGTTTGATTTCCACCAGAATATCCAAGACCAACACCACCACCAAGTGCGTTCAGCAAGAAAGTTGAAATGTCCATTCCTTGTGGTCGATTCTGCACTGCTATAGCAACTGCGCCAACTGCTGCAACTACTGCCGCTGCTGCAAGGATTTCAGGCAATGCGGCGATAGCTAATGCAGCAATTCCCACTCCCTCAGCACCTGCCACAGCTGCACCTCCGACAGCAGCAGCACCACCGGCGGCAGCAGCCGCCGCACTACTAGCAGCACTAGCCGCCGCTGCGGTAGCAGTTGATGCCGCCAACATTGCACCAAACTTGGTAACGGCAGCAGCGACGAGTTGACCTGTGATAGCGCTAGCCAGTGCAGCAGGGATTGTGGCAGCAATATTGGCAACAACAAGCGCGGTGAATGGGTCCATCCCATCCTTCACCAAGTTGGCAGTGATCGCACCCTTGAGTCCACCAAACGCCGCTCCAATACCAGAGACCAGGAGGGTAATCGATCCACCTGGTCCGAGCAGGTCATCTGCGCCCTTGCCAATGCTGCTGATCTTGTCAACAAACTTCTCAATACTAATCAGTGCCTTAGGTACGTTTGCCTCAAACTCGGCGAAGAGCGACGGCAATTTGTCAAGGATCTTATTGACGATGATGTCTGCCCACTTCTGCAACTTAGGCGTATTCGCTTCGATCAGACGTGAGAGACGCTCGACATAAGGATTCAAGCCCTTAAAGAGTTTGCCGATAGCAGGGAGGAATGCTTTGCCAAACTGTTCCTTTAGCTCAGCAGCACCAATTTTGAGTGAATCAAACGAACCGGCGACAGTGTTGGCATAGGCAGCTGCAGCGCCCTTCGTCTTGCCGAATAGAGCATTAAGCGCTTCTTGTCCCTTGATGCCCTTCTTGGTGATACCGAGTGATGCGAGCAACTTCGCACCGCTACCTTGATATGCCTTACCTACGGCAATGGTTGCATCTCCGAGAGACATACCAGTAGTGCGCGCCAAGTTCATGGCAATCGTCTGCATCTTCTGCGCGACGGAATAGTCCTTGGTAAAGCGCGTGCTCGCTTCTACTGAGGCGCGTACCTCATCGTCCGTGAAGGCGAGCTTCTGACCAGCGACGATCTGCTTCTCAACAGCCGCAGCAACCTTCTCTGTTGCGAATCCGCGCGCCTTGAGCGCTGCGTTGAGTTTCGCCGTAGCCTGCTCATCGAGAGCGGCATCCTTGATGGCAGATGCGGTGAATGCACCAACGCCAGCAGCGATACCGGCAATGCCGAACGTCAGCTTCTTGAAGTCAGAGCCAATACCACTTGCCGTCTTGCCAAGCGCACCAAGCGCACTATTGACCGTCTTGATGTTCTTAGACGCAGCATCACGAGCGCTGATCGTTGCATTGACCTGGACGTTAGGCATTCGTTACTCCTACCCTGCTCGGAGGTTGGACATGTTCGGCTTGATGCCAAACACCTGTGCGTCTTGCTTGAACTGCGCAAGTCGCTTGTTTGCTGCAAGCACCTTGACCTTGTCGCTTGCTTGATTACGGCGCTTACCTTCAGCCTGAAGCGGTGTGAGTGGACCAATGAAGTCAGGCTTGTTCCATTGCCGGAGCGCCTGCTCACTCTGGAACTTTGTCGCGGTGCCGTTGGCATACTCAATCTCAAGACCGAGCACCTTGTTGCGCATCGCTTCATCGTTGATCAGCAGGACGATGGTCTTTGCCATGGCGTCCTTGGCTAGTTGAATATTAGCCTCTACCGCATCAATGACGAAGTTGTTGCCACGAGTTCCTGGATGCTCAATGAACTTGCGGTCGGAGAAGAGATTGGCAGCAGTGACCTTAGGGATGGTATGCGGCTTGGTTCCCTTGACGGCGAACCATGCGTACCACGCGTGCTTCTTGCCTGCGACTGGTCCGACGATGGCGCCTGGTCGAGTAATGCGTGACCGACGTCCGCGCACGCTCTTAGCAAGTCCGCCAAGATCCTTTGGAGCCTTCTCGCGTACCGGCTTCGCCAGCGCACGAGCGGCATTGACCGTAGCGAACTGCTCTAACTTGCGAACGCCGCGCCAACCAAGGGAGTTGAGAAAGACCTTCTGGAGCGCTTCGGCTTCTGCTCGGACATTGCCTTGCAGCTGGATCTCGACTGTTCCCTTAGCCACTCATTTGCTCCTTGGTTGAATCTCGCAATACAAGCCCCAATAGGTCATGAGGTCTTCGGCGGTTGCGGTCTTCAGTATCTCCCAAGGTGGCACGCCGTAGGCGGTGCCGAGTGTGTGCGCGATGATCTCAGGGCTGGTCACCACGACCGACTGTCCGATGGACAGCCGCTTGGCTTCCAGCCTTACGCGTTTGGGAGTGCTGAGATTGCGGCTGCCCACTTCTCCATCGCAGCCGTGATGGCTGTCACTGGAGCATCAAGGATGTCTTCGGCAGCGTTGCCTTCAATGTCCTTGAAGTTGTGGCTCACAACCAACTTAGCGAAGGCTGCGAACTGGACGGCGGTCTCACCTTGGAGTTCGATCAGGATGCGAGCACTTACGTTGCGTCGCAGCTCAATCGTCCAACCGGCATACGAGCCGTCCAGTTCTAGTTTCACTGTGTCCATATTGACCCTCCTACTAGCGCTTTAGGCGCTGCTACTTATGGGATTGCTGTGAGTGGCGAGTCGATAATGACTTCAATCGACTTACCAGCGCCAGCCGCTACCGTGCTGTCCATTGCTAGACGGCAGGTAACTTCGTTCACTACGACGCCATCCTGATCCGCTGAAAGCGGAACGACGTTCTCTACAGTCCACGAACCAAGAATCCAGACACCGTATGTTGGTGATCCTGCGAGTGTGCCATACAGTCGCAGGAACTTCTGCGTGCCGATGCTGGAGATACCAAAGCTCGTCGTGGCGGCTGAGTTGCTCGCTGCCGTGAAGGTCAGCGTTGCATCAAGCACGCCAGTCAGTGCTGCCGTGGCTGCCGTGAGGCTGCCATCAAGCGCCGTGATCATGCCAGCACCGGTCTGAATTGACAGGTTGAAGTTGTAGATCGACGCAAAGTCGGTCGCTCCTGTTCCGGTCTTATCAGGGAAGTTTGTATCTGTGCTCAACTTCATGAGCCGACCAGGCATCAATGGATTGGTATTCAGCGTGTTAGGGAATGTTGCCGACGTGCTCGTAACAACCGTTGCGGCAAGCGTCGCACCAGCCTGAAGGAGACCGTTGGCATCGCATGACAATGTAATCTCAGTTGGCACTGCATCCCTGATCGTGTACTGCTGGACACCATCGGTCACAAGGAACGAGAGGAAGTCGAGCGTATCGACGTCGCTCTGGTTTGGCGACCATGTCCAGGTGTATGGCAGCGAGATGCTTGCGGTCGTGGCGCCGATTGACTGAAACAGGATTGGCAGAGTTCGAAGCGAAGCAGGCGACTCAGCGATGGTCAGCACTGGAGCCTTACCGGTGATGGTTGGCTGGCTGGACTGAATCGCGGTGCGCTTGCCGACGGACGTGTTCTCGCCAAGATCAATCGTCACGCCCAAGTCGAGCGAGCCAACAGTCTCGTTGTAAAGCACTTCACCTGTAGCGGTGCCGAACGTAGCTACTGTTCCGAAGTTAGCCTGTGACGCAACAGCGATTCGCGTCAGAGCCTTTGCGCCGTAGGTTGCCATCGTTTACTCCTTGCTCTACGCGGTGAATGCCACGGTGTCATAGACCGTGACTTCCGCAGTTGCCTGAACCGTCAGGTAGTCCTGATCGGCATATGTATCTGTGCCGAGTGTAGTGCCGGTAACAGCGACCTGTACCGCGTTTCCACTAATCGTCACAGCACCGTCAAAGGCTGTTCGCAGCCAAGCACGCCAAGTGTAAAGGTCGCGGTACTTCTCATCCATGCGCGGAATCGGCAGGATGAAGAGCACGCAGTTGACGGTCAGTACCGTTGTTCGATTGCCGTTGCCAACGGTGATCTGGTCACCGCCAGGGAAGAGAACGGCTGCCGGTACGACAGGCAATCCTTCAGGTGGTGTGGCGTAGACCTTACGCAGGGTGTAGCCGGATGGAGGATTGACTGAGGCGAGTCGATCAGCAATGGCATCAAGGATTGTTAGGTCAGTCACTCTGTAGCCTCCTCAGGCATGCGCTCATTCTTGCCGATGATCTCGCCAGTCTCTGCGTCTCGGACGATCTCGGTGAGCATACCAGTCTGCTCGTCTAGGTAGGCTGGTTCAGTGATCACTGCCATCACGATACCTCCGCGAAGTCTGAACGTGTTGCGTGGGCTGTTCCAGTGATTGGCGTTGCAAGGGTGGTTTGGCTGGCAACCGTGTACACCTGAACGCCAGTCGCCGCGTTCGCTGAGGTGTCAGCGCGTGCAGTACCAGCGAGCGTTGTTGCCATCGTTGTTCCAACTTGCAAGATTGCGATGTAGTACTCGGTTGTTGCTGCGATCGTAAATGAACTTGTAAGCGCACGAGTGTACTTCGTGTTTGCCGTGTTGAAGATAGTGGTGTCGCTAGCAGTGATTGCCCTGCGCGTAAACGTCGTTCCTGAGCGTGTATAGATGGCGAAGGCACAATAGGTCAATCCAGATGAAGCCGTCGCTCCTGATGTTACCGAGATGTTTGTAGCACTAAACTGATTGATCGCATAGAACCGTGTCAGGATCACTTGTTGAGTAGTGTTTGCATTGGTAGTTGTCAAGACTTCGCGCGAATGCGTTCCATAGACGCTTGTTGCTCCATACAAGACTCGCGTCAAACCAGCAGTCGGAGCAGCAGCGCCTGCTGTAATTCCAGCCAGCGTCGCATTATTGTTTGCCGTCTGTACAGCAGTTGAAGTAGCAGCGACCGTGCTATCAGTCGTTAAAACGGAGTCGCTGAGCTGCACTACGCCAGCGGCTGAAGTCGATGCTGCGGTGACGCTGATGGCTGGAGTCGTGCCGCCAGACGAGACGATCGGCGCAGTGCCAGTGACGCTTGTGACTCCGCCGCTTGCTGGCGTAGTCCACTGCGTGTTGTAGTCAGTGGCGTCAATCTTGGCGAGTACCTGTCCAGTCGTGCCGCCAGTTGGAACGCCAGCGCCTGTTGCACCTGTCGCACCTGTTGCTCCGGTCGCACCTGTTGCTCCGGTCGCGCCCTGAATACCTTGTGGGATTGTAAAATTGAAGACGGCGGCGCTTGACGTGCCGACGTTTGTGACGCTTGCAGATGTGCCAGCAGCGCCAGTAGTAGTGCTGCCAGCAGCGATAGTCGCCGCTGCGCCAGCGTTGCCAGTGTCGCCCTTATCACCCTTCGCACCAGTTGCACCAGTGGAGCCCGTGGCTCCAGTTGATCCAGTGGCGCCAGTGGCACCCTGAACCCCTTGTGGAATTGTGAAGTCGAACACGGCGGCGCTTGAGGTACCGCTGTTGGTGACCGTCGCGGAAGTTCCTGCTGCGCCTGTCGTCGTGGTACCAGCAGCGATCGTAGCGGCTGAGCCTGTTGCGCCAGTGTCACCCTTGTCGCCCTTGGCTCCTGTCGCACCAGTCGCACCTGTTGCGCCGGTGGCGCCAGTGGAACCTGTTGTGCCTTGGATACCCTGTGGGATGGTGAAGTTTAGGACGGCAGCCGTTGAGGAGCCTGAGTTGCTAACGGATGCTGAGGTTCCAGCAGCACCTGTGGTGGTCGAGCCTACGGCGACGCTAACGACGGTTGCCCCAGTTGCGCCCTGTGGTCCTGCGGCGCTGACATCAATCGTCTGTGTGACTGGAGCAACAGTCACGGTCTGATTGTTCTGCGTGACCGTGACCGTCTGCTCGGTCTTGGTGACCGTTACGCTCATCGCGTCACCTCAGGCGAGACGTTCGCCGATCCCTCCAATAGTCGAGTTACTACGCCACCGCCAGAAACAAGTTCTAGATCCCACACGCCAGCCCACGGCGCAGTCAGCGCGGCAGTGACGGTAGCGGATGCGGTGATCGCAATCGTTCCAGCTGCGCCGCCAAGCACGATGTCACCAGCAGCGCTCGTCAGGCTGAGAATCGTGGCGCTTGCATCGTAGGTAGAGCGCACCTGCATCCGTGCCGTGTAGCCGGTCAGGTTGATGGCTGTGCCGGTTGAGTCCTTCCAGGTAGCAGTCAGCGAGAGCGTTGCTCCTTGCTTGATCTCCAAGTCGTAGCGATTGCCCAATGCCATCAGCGTGCCAACCCTTCTCGTCGTCGATATGGTTCAAGGATCAAAGCGGACTCTGGATGCAGCGCGCGGCTCATGCGGAGGATGCCACCAAGGTCAGCCGATCCGATCACGCCGAACGCAGCAGTTCGGCTATTCCATACCGCGTTTGCCTGGATGATTGCAGCTTGTGTGACGGCGGCAGGAACAGCAGGGAAGCCGAAGACCCCAAGAACCTTGACGCCAAGGAACACGCCCTTAGGGAAGTTCTTCGTCCATGCGTTCGAGCGACTAATGCCGGTATATGCCCAACCATCTAGCGCGTAATTCTTTGGCGTGAGTTGGAAGTCGGTGCCAGCAGTCCAGGTTGTGGAGTAGCTGCCATCGGCAAGATCGTCAGTGGTCAGCGTTGTGACGCTCACGAGATCATCGGTGAGGCAGTAGTCGTACTCCTCAGCCGTGTAGTAGCGCGTCTCGGTCGCAGTTCCAAAGCCAGTCTTACGGTCGCAGTACAGATCGATCAGGGTATCGGTTGCATCCAGTACGTTCTGGAGTGCAATGTCATCCGTTGAATCTGTGATCTGCACAGCCGCCTTGAACTGAGCCAAACTTGCATAAGACATTTATGCGCCTCCTGTTTGGATGGTTGACAAGTCTACAGAGCCGGTCTTTACCACGGCGTACATCTTGATTCCCTCTGGCAGCCAGAGCGTTACCGTGCTGTTGGGGTGAACCTCAAAGCCATTGACGTCGTCCACGCTCGCGCCACCAACATAGACCTTAGTTGCTGATTCGCAATGGATGGTAATCCACGAAGCGCCGATCAAGCCTGTTGCAATGAGGACAGGAGTCGTTGAGACTGTTGTGGTCTTTGAGACCATCTGTGCAGCCATTAGGCTTCAGGATCCACGATTTCCGCCACGTCAGCAGCCTCAACAGGCACGGTGGCTGTCTTGATATTCGGCTTGACAGAAGCGCGCTCTACGTGGCGCGTTGGTGCCTCTGCGTCGACATCAGGCATAGCCATAGCCAAGCCAAAGCCAATCAGGCTCTTTGCTTCTGTTTCTGGCAGCTCAACGATGGAACCTGCGGAATATTCACCACGTCGCTTTGCAAGTCGAACGAGCATCTGTTTCTCCTTACTTGCGGTTTAGGGGAGCCGCCGAAGCGGCTCCCCTTCCCCACTAACTAGCCGTTGCTAGTTGATTACGCGCTCTTGAGGAACTTGACAGCCGAAGGCTGCGCAAGGCCGGTCGCGCCACGAACCTGAACCTTGTACGAAACAAGGCCAAGGTTCCAAGCGAACTCGCGGCTCGCCTCAACAGTCACGCCGCCAACGAGAGCGGTCTTGATCTGCCCAAGGTCACCAAAGAGCACAGCCTTGACACCGGTCGCAGGGACCGCAATGCCAGGAGCCGTGAAGACAGGCTTGCCAAGAAGGCGATCAACGCCACCCTGACCACCTGGCTGGAACAGCGGAATGCTGCTCGACGTTGTGCCAAGGATTGCTCCAAGAGCCGTATCGCTCATCAAGAAGCCAGCCTTAGGCGCGTTTCGGTACTGCTGCTTCACCGAGTACTGAAGAGCAACAAGCTCAGCGTAGGTGTAAGCGGCGGTGCCAGCGGCGGTTCCACCGGTACCAGCAGCGGCGACCACAGCGGTCGAAGCGGCTGAACCGTGAGCAATCGCCATCTCCTGACCAGCGGCTTCGCTGATCATCGCGGCAACGTCAAACGCTGCATCGTTGATGAGCTCGTCCGAAACCTGGACAAGAACTGCGTACTTCACAGGGGTCAGGCTCAGAGCCGAACCAGTGAAGTCATCTTCCGTAATCGTGCCAGCTTCGGCGACTGAACCAGCCGTCGTGCCGAGCGCGGTTACCGTTGGGAACTTGATGTTGTTGCCGGTGGCAACGTTCATCACATCCACAACCGCAGGGTTGATGTATGGGTTGATCTGACCAGCGATGACGTTTACGCGGTTGTAAACGGACACTGGATTCCCAAGACCGGTCGCGGTCGTGATGTCACGATACTCAAAGGTATCAACACCACCAACAAGACCGATCGAGCGAAGGCGGTCATTGTCCGAAGAAGCCTTAGGAGCCGTCGGAGCAACAACAGCAGCGAACTCGGCGCGAGCCTCGTCAGCAGCCTTACGAGCCTCGTCAGAAGCCTTCTCTGCGCGGAGAGCCTCGGCGATAACGCCAGCCTCAGCGACGAGCTTCTCGAAGCGTGCCTTGTCTTCACCCTCAAGGGCGATTCCCTTGTCGGCTGCCTCTACGGCAATGCCGCGAGCCTCAACCAACAGATGCGCTCGCTTGTCAGCAAGCTTTGCGATGTCAGACATGGGTCTGCATCCTTTCTCCGCACATAGGCGGACTATCTACTTATGCTCTCCTCGGAGGGTTGCTCTAGCGCGGACTCGCCGACTCAGGGCGGTGGGGCGCAGGCACGAGTCCTAGAGTGCGTCACCTTCTGCCGATTCAATCGTCAGCATTGCCGCAGCGACGGATGGGTCAATGACCTTCTCCTGCTTTGGCGCCAACTTGGATCGGACAGCATCAATGACAGCCACTTCCTCGGTGGACAGTTCGCGTCCAGCCTTGACTGCTTCAAGTGTGGCCATCAACGCCTCAGCCTCTACGCCGATCTTTGGCGCAGTGACCTGGCGGATTGCCGTGAGACCAAGAGTTGCAGGGTATGCAGGAGTCTGTCCGCCAGCGGCAAGGATGCTCACCTCAAACAGGTTGGCTTCCTTGATCGTGCGGTTATTGCCATCCCAAGAATCCTGAACCTTTTGGAATCCAAATGACATACCGGCAGCGGCGCTCTCGTGCGTCAGCATCGAGATAACCTTCGCGGCGTCTGGATCGGCTGGATCTAGTTTCGCCTCAACACGTAGACCAGTCTCGTCCTCTGTCAACTGAAGGCGACCGCTTGCTGTCGTGGCAAGAGCACGCTGCTCATCGTGACCGAAGAGGAAGGCAATGATCTTCTGCCCTGCTGCTGCACGAGCGAGTGAACGCTTGAACGCGCTCGGCGCAATGCGCTCCTCGAATGGCAGACCAGCCGAAGGACTATTCCAGATTGAAGCGTAGCCAGTGAAGGTGCGCTGTCCGGCTGCGTCAGCCTCGGCAAGTCGGAACTCGCCGATCGGCAGTGAGCGAACTTCTTTCTCTTTCACGTCAATCACCTCTGCTGTGTCGTCCATCTCTGAACGATCTTCTGTTGATGGTAGTGGCGCAGCATTCTCTTGCATTGATGCCTCCACAACTGGAGCAGCATTATTCTCACTAGGCATATAGTCAGCCATTGCTGCCTGTGGCGTTTCAGCCTGAAGTCCGAGTGACTCAGCCATTGCGCGCACGTCAGGATCATTGTCAATCACTTCGTCAATCTCGTCCAAGCCGTACTGCTTGATGAGAAGTTCGTATTTGTATTTCTTGAATGCAAGTCCGACGTTTGGACCCTGACCTGCGCCAGGGAAGTCGTTGAGATGCACCTGCGCGTGTGGCACGTTGTTCGCGTTGAGCCAATCGCGTGTCTCAGCTAGTCTGCTGATCGGACGAGCGGAGACGATGATGATCTCTTTACCATCGGCTGCTTCTGACTTGAGATAGTCAATAAAGTCTGTTCGTGGCGTGTTGCCGGTAGTCGTCAGTGTTCCGTCAATGTCAACGAT